CGCGACGGCGACGGGCGCGACTTCCAGTGGACGCCGGAAGTCGAGAAGAAGCTGCACGAAGGCGTGGGCGAAATCCTCGAGCTGGACGACGAGGCCAAGCAGAACTGCGAGCTGATTCACTTCGAGATGGACGAAGGCGATGCGGACGCCAAGCGACGCATGCACTATCTGGTCGTCTATCACCCCGGAAAGATGAAGCTGCTGCGGCAGATGAAGGATCGTCGCCGCGATCTCCTGGTCTTCACGCCCGCACTGGAAGCGACGCTGGTGTACGACCCGGCAGCGAACAAAGTGCATGTGCTCTCGGACAAGCGCGGCACGGCGCAACGCCTCGCGGATCGCTTCGTCGCGGTCGGCTTCGACAAACCGCTCTCGAAGCAGCCTGTCGGGGCCATCAGCTACGAGCTGGGCATGTTCAAGAGCTCGGTCAATCTGCGCGCTGCAACCGCCAAGGGCGCGGTGATTCTGGACGCATGGATTTCGTCGCTCACCGTGACCCTCGGGCATACCCGGCACAGCGTCACTTTTGCGATGGCGAACAGCGACAGCGTCTGGAGCGTTTCCGACAAGCATTTCGGCGAGCACAACCCCTTGTCCAGCTGCCGTTCCGTGATCGAGGTGAAGCTCTCGTTCTCGATCCGTTTCGACGGCGAGCAGGATTCGCGCGCGCTGGACATCACGGTCGATCACCGGGGCTCGTGCAATCTGCTGAACCTGCCTGATCCACGCCTGCGCCAATGCGGTGAAGACATCCTGACTTCACTGGGCTTGATGAAGCGCGTCGAACCGGCGAAGGTCGGTGCCGACCTTGCTCTGTTCCGAGCCGAGATGAAGTTGCTCGATCTTGCAGGCCACGAGGCGGATGGACACCTGCTGACAGCGCTTGGTCTGACCGCCGCCGATCTGGTGAGCAAGGGTCTGCTCAAGCAGAAAGCTCCGGGCGACTACATCACCGTCCCCGTTGAGGATGATGACGGCCAGCATGGGTTCCGCCGACTGAAGGTCATCTTCAACAGCACCAGCACTTCGGCGGTTGACGACGTCACCGGCGAACGCTTCGACCTGGCTGAAGGCGACCTTTGCCGTTACGACATCAGCAAGGGCTACCTGCGTGAACGTCTCGACGAGCTGCTCCGTCCCCAACTGGTCGACATGCCGTTGACCGTGGACGAAGAGGAGCCCTATGTGCTCGGCAACTACCGGATGGGCGATCAACGGATTCCGGTCGCGCTGGTGTCCCGGCTGTGGGAGCCCAAGCATGCAGACAAACTCGACACGAGGCAGCGGCAGTCGAATCTCGGCCTCACCATCGTGTTGTCGACGACGGCGGGTCAGCCGCGCCGCTACCTTGGGCCGGGCATCGTTGTCTCACTGGATGCGCTCGCCAAGGACGTCAACGGTAAGGTGTCGATTGACCTCGCGCCGGTCGATGCTGAGATTCGTCGTCGGCAATCCGAAGCGTCAGTGATCGACACGCCGCGATTGATCAAGGACGACGCACGCAGTGGCACGCTGCACGGGCCGTGGCCCGATCCGTGGACGCTGACCAAGAAGGAATGGCTCGACGTGGTCGATGTGTTCGTCAAGGGATGGACATCCGGGCGGCGCAAATGGTCAAAGGCCCAGATCGAGTCTGCGTCGGGCGCCTCATTTCGCACGATGGCCGAGTTGTTCCGTGGCGCACCGGAGTGGCAAACGTATTTCCGTGGCGCAGACGGCAATGCCAAGCCCCGAATCTGGGAACTGAACATCGGCACACCAGACTATCTGGGCTCGGCGCAAGCCACTGGCGACGAGCCAACGGAATCCGAAATGGCGTGAGGGACCGACCCTTGTAATTTCCGCGCGATTTCTGCGTGAAGGCTGCGAAATATCGCAAGCCTTGCGGCAAGAAAGTAGGAGCACCCCAACGAAAGGAGTGCTCCTCATGCAAAACCAAGTCCCTTCCATTCAATCCGGCCGGAACCTGATCCGGCCCCTTCCGGACGGTGCCACCCGCATCGCCCTCGACGAAAACGAGCTGGCCATCCGCTGGGGGCTTTCCGTCAAGACCCTGCGCCGCTGGCGGCAGGAACAGCTCGGCCCAGTCTTTTGCAAGCTCGGTGCCCGCGTCACCTACCTGATCTCCGAAGTCGAAGCCTTCGAGCGCCGCGTTTCGCGGCACTCGACCTTCGCTCGTGCGTACCAGTGAGGAGAGCGGCCATGAGCGATCTGACCATCTTTCCCGCCGACCTCGCTGCTATGAGCACCGCCCAGCTGGTGGCGCTGCCGATCAACGATTTCGTCGCTGCCGAGCGCAATGTCGACGAGGCATCTGCTTACCTGAAGCAGCTGCGCGCCAAGCTGGATGCCGCCAAGCTCCAGCGCTACGGCGAACAGGCCCGAACTGCACTGCGTGACTCCGGCCGCGACTTCGGCACCGCCCACGTCAGCGACGGTGCGCTGCACGTCAAGTACGAGCTCCCCAAAAAGGTGACCTGGAACCAGACCATCCTCAAGGAGATGGCCGAGCGCATCGTCGCCTCGGGCGACAAGGTGGAGGACTACATCGACATCAAGTTGTCGGTGTCCGAGTCCCGCTACACCAACTGGCCCACGGCGCTGCAGGAGCAGTTCGCCGCCGCCCGTACGGTCGAGGAAGGCAAGCCGACCATCACCCTGACGCTCGATGGGGGTGTGGCATGAGCCTTCCCATCATCTCCGCGAAGCAGCGCATGGCCGAGCGCAAGGGCGTCAAGCTGCTGATGCTCGGCAAATCCGGCATCGGCAAGACCACCCGGCTCAAAGACCTCGATCCGAAGACCACGCTGTTCATCGACATCGAGGCAGGCGATCTGGCCGTGGCCGACTGGCCGGGCGACACGATCCGACCGGCGTCCTGGCCCGAGAGCCGCGACTTCTTCGTGTTCCTCGCGGGCCCGGACAAGTCGCTGCCGCCGGAGTCTGCCTTCTCGCAGGCGCATTACGACCACGTCATCGAGAAGTTCGGCGATGCGACGCAGCTCGACCGCTACCAGACCTTCTTCCTCGACTCGATCACGCAGTTGTCGCGCCAATGCTTCGCGTGGTGCAAGACGCAGCCCGGTGCAACCAGTGACCGCTCCGGCAAGCCTGATCTGCGCGGTGCCTACGGCCTGCTGGGCCAGGAAATGGTGAGTGCCTTGACCCACCTTCAGCACGCACGCGGCAAGAACGTGGTGTTCGTGGCCATCCTCGACGAACGCCTCGATGACTACAACCGCAAGGTGTTCGTCCCGCAGATCGAAGGCAGCAAGACCAGTCTGGAGCTGCCCGGCATCGTCGACGAGGTCGTGACGCTGGCCGAGATCAAGGCCGAGGACGGCAGCGCCTACCGCGCCTTCGTCACCCACACCGTCAATCCCTACGGCTTCCCGGCCAAAGACCGCAGCGGTCGTCTCGACCTGCTGGAGCCGCCGCATCTCGGCGCGCTGATCGCCAAGTGCGCGGGCGCATCCGCTACGCCCGCCAGCGCCGCCACCCCCAAACACATCGAATCTCAGGAGTAATCGCAATGACCGCATGGAATGACTTCAACGACGCCGACGCCCAGCAATCCGGCTTCGATCTGATCCCCAAGGGCACCACTGTCCCGGTGCGCATGACCATCAAGCCCGGTGGCTATGACGATCCCTCGCAGGGATGGGGCGGCGGCTACGCCACCGAGTCCTTCGAGACCGGTTCCATCTATCTCGCCGCCGAATTCGTGGTCACCGCTGGCGATCACGCCAAACGCAAGATGTGGTCGAACATCGGCCTGCACTCCAAGAAGGGGCCGACCTGGGGCCAGATGGGGCGCAGCTTCATCCGTGCCGCGCTCAACAGCGCACGCAACGTCCACCCGCAGGACAACAGCCCGCAGGCCGCCGCCGCGCGCCGCATCCAGGGCTTCCACGAACTGGATGGCCTGGAGTTCCTGGCCCGCGTCGACATCGAGAAGGACGGCAAGGGCCAGGATCGCAACGTGGTGAAGGTGGCGGTCGAACCGGATCACCCCGACTACGCCAAGTTGATGGGCGTGCCGCCCAAGGCGTCGGGCGGCGGCACGTCCGGCGCTCCGGCGCAGGCCGCGCCCGCGTATCAGACACCGGCTCCACAACGCGCACCCGTGACGGGCAAACCGTCGTGGGCGCAGTGAGGGAGGCTGCCATGAACGCATCCACCCTCAGTGCCAGCCATTGCGGCGTCGTGCATTTCGGCGACCTCGACTGCGAGGCGGTCGTGCTCACCACCGGCGAGCGCGGCTACGTCCGCAAGCAGGTGGCCAAGCTGCTCGGCGTCCACGAGAACAACACGGGTCACCGTTTCCGCCAAATTCTGGCCGACTTCTCGCCTAAGTCATTGTCGGAGCTGGACAAATTTGAATCACCGATTTCGCTGCCCAGCGGTCGGCGGGCGCAGTTCTTCCCGGCGGGCGTGATCACTCAGATCGCCTCCGGCGTGATTGATGCCGCGCTCGACCACACGCTGCACCGTGCGCGCAGGAAGCTGGTGCCCAACTGCATGAAGATCATGCGCGCGCTCGCCACCACCGGCGAGGTCGCGCTGATCGACGAGGCCACCGGCTACCAGCACCACCGCGCCCCCGATGCGCTGCAGGAGCTGATCTCCAAGCTGTTGCGCCAGTCCTGCGCGTCGTGGGAGCGGCGTTTCCACCCGGACTACTACCGGGCGCTGTACCGCCTCTTCAACTGGCGGTACCAGGGGCACGAGCAGAACCCGCCCCACGTCATCGGCCAAATCACCTTGCGCTGGGTCTACGGGCCGGTGCTGCCGGAGGACTTGCTGGGCGAGATCCGCAACCGCAAGGGCATCTCGCAGAAGCACCACCAGTGGTTGTCCGAGCAGGGGCTGGCGCATCTGGAATCGCAGATTCACGCGGTCACGGCGATTGCGCGCAGCTCGATGAACTACCGCGATTTCGCCCGCCGCTGCGAAGCCGCGTTCGCTGGCGCTGCCCTGCAGTTGGGCCTGCTGCTCGATGAACTCGAGGAGGGGGCGTGAAATGCTGGGTCTGCAAACGACAAGCACGCGGCTACGGCCACACGGACGGTCGCTTCAAGACCGCCGATCCGCGCCGCTACGTGCTCGACTGGGTGTTCTGCTCGCGCCGCTGCCAGGACGCGTTTCACGGGCTGTACGGCAACTGGCAGCGGGCCAAGGAAGGCCGCATCGACAAGACGGAGGTCGCCATGATCGATCCGTCTGATGTCGAACTGGCCGCGATGCGCCAGTGCCTCAAGGCCTTCGGCGAGGCTGCGGGCGAGATCGGGTTTGCCAAGCCGCTGGGCGACTACTCCGAAACCGAAGCGCTGCAGGTGATCGACGCCATCGTCACCTGCTGGTCGGACGCGATGGTCGCGCACCACGAGGCCACCAAGTTCCCGCCCGTGCGGGGCTCGCCGCCGACGCCCGATCCGCTGGCACCCGATGCCGCCAATCCGTTCGCCGATCTGGATGACGACCTGCCTTGGGACGAGCCGAAGGGGAGGAAGCCATGATCGACTTCAACTCCTCATCGAGTCTCTCTGGCCAGATCACGGCGCTGATCGACATCGGCATGCAGCGTGTGCGTGCGCAGCAGACCGCACGCGACTACCTTGGCGCGTCGCGTCTGGGCGCGGCCTGCGAGCGTGCCTTGCAGTTCGAGTACGCCAAGGCTCCGGTCGATCACGGGCGCGACACCCAGGGCAGGATGCTGCGCATCTTCGAGCGCGGCCACGTCATGGAGGACTGCATGGTGGCGTGGCTGCGGGACGCGGGCTTCGACCTGCGCACCCGCAAGCCCGAAGGCGAGCAGTTCGGCTTCTCCGATGCGCACGGCCGCCTGCGCGGCCACGTCGATGGCGTGATCGTCGGCGGGCCGGACGGTTTCCACTATCCCGCGCTGTGGGAGAACAAGTGCCTCGGCGCGAAATCGTGGCGCGAACTGGAAGCCAAGGGCCTCGCGGTCGCCAAGCCGGTGTACGCCGCGCAGGTCGCTCTCTATCAGGCGCACCTGCAACTGCACGAGCACCCGGCGCTGCTCACCGCGATCAACGCCGACTCGATGGACATCTACGTCGAGCTGGTGCCCTTCGATGGCGCGCTCGCGCAGCGGATGACGGATCGCGCGGTCAAGGTCATCTCCGCGACCGAAGCCGGTGAGCTGCTGCCGCGCAGCTTCCACGAACCCACTCACTTCGAATGCCGGATGTGCGCATGGCAAGACCGGTGCTGGAGAACCCCATGAGCGACGACACGCAATTCATCGGCGACGTCGAACCGATGATCGACGCCAAGCAGGCCGCTGCTGCGCTGCGCTTGCCGTACTACTGGTTCGCCGACCCGCAGATGCGCAGCAAGTACAAGATTCCCCACTACCTGATGGGCGGTCTGGTGCGCTATCGCCCGTCCGAACTGTCTGCGTGGGCCGCGCGCAGCACCGCCGCGCAGGGGCGCGACGGTGACGCCGCTGGCGTGGAGGCCGAATGACTCTCGACTTCAACGACATCGCGCCACTGCCCGATCACAACCGCCGCACCCTCAGCGACGCCGAGCGCGAAGAGTTGCGTGCCGACCTGCTGGCACGACTTGAATCCGTTCTGTTCACTTTGTTCCCTGCGGGCAAGAAGCGCCGTGGCAAGTTCCTGATCGGCGACGTGCTGGGCAGTCCCGGCGACAGCCTCGAAGTGGTTCTCGATGGCGACAAGCAAGGGCTGTGGACGGATCGCGCCACTGGCGACGGCGGCGACATCTATGCGCTGATCG